TTTCAAAATTCTCAAAACCTAAACATAAAAATATATTAATCCAAACCCCAAGACAGATTGGGCAACAGAGTAACCTAACAAAGAAACAGTTTTTGTAAAGTAAAATATACTCTTTAAAATCTAGTCCTTCTCGTGAAGATTTTTCTTTAAAATCCCTTAAGAAACACCCCCCAAGGCACAGTAGCTCTAGGTATTCTACCGCCGCGTTGGTTCTAAACCAGACGAGCAGCACGAGAGCCGCCAAGAAAGGCTGCATTAAAAAGTTATCCCACTCTAATATCATTATTGTCCTCAAGGGTGACACACCTAGGTTGTTCTAGGGAAAACTCTTTGGTGTCTTCTTCTGTAACCTGAAGTAAGTCAATGTTATAAAATTTAAAAATTTCCTTTGCCCCTTCGTCTGCTTTGTAGTCATCTCTATAAACCACCGTGGGAATCCCATACCCAGCAATCATAGTCGCGCAGTGGGAACATGGCAAGAGAGTTATTGCTAAAATCCCGACCTGCCCCTTCGTGCACAGGGAAAGGCAGTTCATTTCAGCGTGAAGCATCACGGGACGACGTTGGTCACGGCTAAATAACTCCCAGTCAACGTCCTTGCCAGATGCCAGCCCGTTGTAGCCAACGCCCAAAACCATATGCTCACGATTAAGGGCGCAAGCCCCAACTTTAACAAAGGGGTCTTCGCTCCTCAGGGACGCCGCGTCGGCCAACCCAAGGGCGTACCTTTCCCAGCTTAATCTAGTGTCCTCCAAAGGCAACCTCCCAAATGATTGACAAGCCAAGCGCTAGGGCCACTATGCCGAGAAACAGCATCAGGAGACCTTTCTGTAGATAGAGTGAGGTCTGCCCATTTTACTCTTAACGACCCTGACCAGTACCAACTCGCCATGTTCAAGGGCGTTGTTAATTTTGGTGTGAACTGAAACCCTTGAAAGCTTGTCCCCCATACTGTTGGATAGCTCACTTGCTGTGAACTCCTCGTCGGGCCATGTTACGCTGACTGGTTTTCTGCCCCTTTTAACCAAGGGCTTCACGTCTTCTGTCTTTAGTTGTGTGCTCATGTTAGGGTGAAACTAATTGTTTTTTTAAGGTAAGTCAATTCTTTTTTGCAATAAATATTTTTTATGATAAGCTTAACCATGACGGTTTTTGATTCCTCTATTATCTTATATCAGTGGTTTCGGGATAATGATGTATTCTGTATGGATGACCACTTCCAGAGGGCCATCATCCTTACAGAGAACGAAACAGCAGATAAAGCATCTTTCTCTGCGGCACTCAGGGATTTTGAGGAAGGGGGTCTCGTTGCGCTGGAACTCTTTGAAGGTAAAAAGTATTATATATTGAAAAAAACACTGGACTCAATAGACCAAGATGTATGCATTAACCACCCCCTTGCGCTCAAGGTATCAACTCAGATAAATGAATTCTGCGAGAGGGTTAAGGATTTTCACGATGTGTGTGACCCGCGCGAAATCAAGCAACGGGATTTACTTAACCTTACCTTTATGATTGATTACTTCATCGAGAAAGAAAATTCACAAAAGGATTGATTTAAAATCAAGGAGCGGCTATGTTCGTCGAAAGGTTCAACCCCTTTAAGCTCGCTGGGAGAAAACAGTGGAGTTTGGCCTTAGTGAGACCTTCAGGGTCAGGGCGGATGTAAAAATCCACGATGGTTCCCCACACCTAAGGCAGATACCATTAAAGTTCCGTTAGGTTCTTTTAAAAAAATCAAGGTTAGATACCTTGGCATTACCCCCGTGTGTTGTGGGTTACTGCCGTAAGAAGTTTTTAGCACATTTTCTTCACCTAAAATGCCCGACATAGGGAGATGGCTTTTAGGCAGGCAGTTCGACGTGATCGTATCTCGTGCCCCCATTCACTTTAAAATTTGGGCCTCAGAGGAAAAGGGTCATAGCCCCCCCGTGTGGGGGGTTATCTCTTTTCATATCCTAAAGGAAAATGGTCATAAGGTTCCCCATTAACTTTATTAAATTATAATTAATATTTGATTTTATTCTATTTTGATTTATTGTTTTTTATATGGAATACCTTAAGGACGAAAACCTACAGTCTTCTCTAACACTAGAGCAAGTAAAGGAAAAAAATTACAAAATATTCATAGGCACCCCTTGTTACGGGGGGATGCTAGCCCAAGAGTATGTCAATGGGCTTTTGAACGTAACATTTCAGTGTTTAATGTCAGGCATCCCTGTTGAGATATACCTTGCGGGAAACGAAAGTTTAATACCCCGTGGAAGGAATCATATTGTGGCGGAATTTATGGCCAGTAACTCTACTCATTTGCTTTTTATTGATGCAGATATTCAATTTTCCTCTGACTCAGCATTCAAGCTCCTTAGAGCAGACAGAGGGGTAACTTGTGGAGCTTACCCGTTGAAGAAAGTCCCCATTGAATATGTAATTAATTTCCCCCCTGAAGCGCAAACTAACAGTAAAGAAAAGCTAGTAGAGGTGACCGATTGCGGTACTGGCTTTATGATGATTAAAAGAGAGGCGATTGCCGCAATGCAGGAGGCTCATCCCGAGCTCCATTACACCGGTGACCTAGAGACGGGTTATCGGGCAGATGTTAGCGACCCCATTAAGATGAGTTTATTAAAAGAAAACCTATATAGCCTCTTTGACACGATGCATGACACGGAAAATAACAACAATTACCTTTCAGAAGATTTCACATTTTGCAGAAGATGGCAAAATTCGGGCGGGAAAGTATGGTTAGACCCCTCGATTAAGCTTGACCATTTAGGAAAATTTACGTATACTGGCGATGTTTCTAAGATCATTAATTTCGATGATCTGACCATTGACGACACTACAAAAGAATGAAAATAATTGGACTTTCGGGCGTTGCTGGTTCTGGCAAGGATTTGTTCTACGATTTATTAGCCAGTCAAGCTTCATGCAAGCGTTTCTCCTTGGCTGACGCACTTAAGAGCGAAGTAAGCCCATACATAAAGGAACACTTTGGTATTGATCCACTTTCATGCACAAGGGGTGACAAAAATTTAATTAGACCGGCCCTCGTAACTCACGGTTCCTTAAAAAGAAAACAGACAAACGGGAGGTACTGGATTGAAAAGCTTCAATCAAAGATGGAAAAATTCACCTTTGAGGCGGTCACCTCTGGTACGACCCCCGACTTTCTAGTGGTCACCGATATTCGATACGATGAGTATCCAAAAGACGAATGTATCTGGCTCAAGAAGGAAATGAATGGCATCTTAGTTCATATTTCAAATTTTAGTATGTTGAGACAGAGGCAATGTTTCGTGCAGCCCGCTAACGAAGAGGAGACAAGGGAAGACCCAAAACTACAGCAAGAGGCTGATTACTTAGTGGAATGGGAAATGATGAAGGGTGATCCATCAGAAATCAAAAAAACATTAATCAGGGATGTAATTAAAGATTTTTTAAATTGGCAAAAAAATGATTGACATCTACCAAAAATATAGATATGGTCAGGAGATATGAGCGAACAAAAGAAAGAAAGTGAGTGGACTAAACGTGAAATGGGTGCCTTTTGGAAAAGGCAAAGCCAAAAGGGCCAAAGTTATCTTTCAGGGCATGTTACCCTGAAACTCGATGACGGAAGCGAGGCAAAGGTCAAGGTTGTTGTGTTCAAGAACAAGAACAAAACGAACAACGAGAAGGCCCCCGATTATTGCGTTTACGCATCCACCCCACCCCAACAGGAAAATACGTCAGAAAATACGTCAGAGGACACGTCAAGTGAATCTCAAAATGACGAGGATGTTCTATAGTGAACTTCTCTGTTAATTTTCCTATTAACTCAGTCTCTTTTGGGCAGGTTTCCACCCTGCTCATGAGAGGCCTTTTTGAGCAAAAAAAGTCCCCTCCTCTTTTTGTCATTGGCAACCTTGACCTCTCGGCCCAACCTAAAGACGACGGCTTTACCCAAAAGCTCAGGGAATGTGTGGGCAAGTTCCCAGAGCACTCTCGCGACAACCCGACCCTTAAGTTATGGCACCTTAACGGAGGGCTAGATTCCTTCAGTAAAAAACACCACCTACTTACATTCTACGAGCTTGACCAGCCCACAAGGGCAGAAATCAATACGGCAAAAAACTGTGACAAGTTAATTTTTACCAGTCGCTATTCTCAAGAGATTTTTAATCAGTTTCAGGTTGAAAGCCACGTCGTCCCCCTCCCCTTCGATAAATATAATTTCAAAAAACTAGATAAGAAGTATTTTGATGACGGAAGAATAGTTTTTAACCTCTGTGGTAAATTCGAAAAAAGGAAACATCACAAAAAAATTATCCAAGCATGGGCAAAAAAATTCGGGAACAATAAAAAATATTTTCTTCAGTGTACTTTATTTAACCATTTTTTAAGCGAAGAACAGAACAAGGGCGCTTTTTCAGATTGTCTTCAAGGAAAACCATACTTTAACATTCAGTTCCTAGGACACATGCCCAGTAACGCAGTTTACAATGATTACCTTAATTCCTCAGACATCATCTTGGGCATGTCAGGCGGCGAGGGATGGGGTTTGCCAGAATTTCACTCAGTGGGACTCGGCAAGCACAGCGTGATCCTTAACGCAAGTGGTTACAAAGAATGGGCCACTACGGAAAACAGTGTCCTTGTTAACCCAAGCGGCAAAATAGAAGCCTATGACGGAATCTTCTTTAAAAAAGGAGAGCCCTTCAACCAAGGTCTGATTTATGATTTTAATGAAGACGATTTCATTTCTGGATGTGAGGAAGCTATAAAGAGGCATCAGAAATCCCGTGTAAACAAAGAAGGTCTCAAGATCAAAGAAACCTTTACCGTGGAAAAAACCCTTAACCAACTTTTAAAAATCATTAAATAAAATAAAATAATGCCCATATATTCTTTTGAACATCCTGATACTGGGGAAATTAAAGACGTGCGGCAACGCATGAAAGAAGACCACGTATATCTCGACAAAAATGGAGTCAAGTGGAATCGCGTATTTACTTCCCCACACACATCCATTCCATTAGGGGTAAACCCCAACTCAGCGGACGATTTTGTGGCACGGACAAAGGATTTAAAGGGTACAAGTGTGGGAGAAATGTGGGATTTATCTAAAGAATTAAGCGATAAAAGAAAGCACGAACGAGGAGACGGGACTGACCCCGTTCAGGATAAATACTTTAAGGATTACTCCACAAAACGAAAAGGGTTAAAACATCAAGACGATAAAATACAAGACGGCCTTCTTGGATCATGAGATTTTCAGTTTTTACACCGTCGCACACCATAAAGCGAATAGATAGAACGATTAGGTCACTCCAAGCTCAGTCCTTTAAAGACTTCGAGTGGATTATTTGCCTGAACGGAGAGGCACTTAACTCACAAGCCGAACTTACAGAGAAAATAGGTAAAGCTAAGATTAAATACAAGATTTTACGGCATGAGGAATCTACTGATAAAATCGGTCTTTTAAAAAAAGCATGTTGTGAAAATGCAGACGGAGAAATCTTAGTAGAGTTAGATCATGATGATGAATTAAGTCCTGACTGCCTAGAGGAAATACATCTCCATGACATAAAAAATAATTCTGATTTTTACTACTCTGATGATATTGATATCGTTGAATCCAGCGGTAAATCAATTGCCCCTTACTCTAAGGACGGAGGGTGGGAATATTATACTTGTGAGAGAACCGGGCATATTGCCTCGCGAGCATTTCCGCCTAATCCAATTTCATTCGGATATATTTGGTATGCTCCAAATCATGTACGTGCATGGAAAAAGGATTTCTACCTAAAGATCGGTGGCCACAACCCCAACATGGACGTACTAGATGACCACGAACTATTATGCAGGACATACATAGAAGGAAGTGTTACCCATATTACAAAACCCCTATATATTTATTGGCGACATGATGAAAACACTTGTTATGGTGAAAAAAATTCAAAGATACAAGGACTAACCAGAGAGCTCCACGATAAATATATCCTAGCGATGGCATCTAAATGGTCTGATATTAATAATTTAAAAAAAATAGACTTATGTTGCCACGCCTCCAAGCCACACGGATTCATAGGGGTGGACGCATATAAATACGACGACGTAGACATAGTAGCTGACCTCGACAAAACCCCTTGGCCATTTGAAGATAACAGCGTTGGGGTGTTTAGGTGTCAAGATGCAATAGAACACCTAAAGAGTCCGCTCACTACCATGAAGGAGATTTACCGCTGTCTCGCTCCGAATGGTTGGGCCATTATAGAAGTCCCCAGTACCGATGGCCGAGGAGCATTCCAAGACCCCACTCACGTCTCCTTCTGGAACGCTAATAGTTTCTGGTATTACACAAAGCAACAGCAAGGAGCGTTCATAAATTGCCCAGTCAAGTTTCAACTAAACAGAATTCTTGACTACTACCCTAGCGATTACCACAAAACACACTGGATACCCTACACAAAGGCCCACTTAGTCAAGCTTCAGGAGGGGGTAATACCTGCAGGGGGAAGAAACATTTAGTTTTTTCTTTCTTTAGGGTAAAAAAAATGTAATCATAGAGGTAGCCCTAAAAGATATGAGCCCCTCATCAATTAATGTAAAAAAACGAAACGGACGACTTGAAAAGATTGACATTTCAAAAATAAATAAATGCGCAGAACGTGCGTGTGTTAATTTAGAAAACGTTTCTCCTAGTGAAATTGTACTAGATGCGCACGTTCAATTTTATGATAAAATACCCACAAAGGAGATAGACTCTGCGCTCATCCTATCCACTCGCCAAAAGATAGAAAAGGAGCCTAATTATTCCTATGTAGCTGCACGACTCCTCTTGGGGAACATCCACAAAGAGGTCTTCGGTACTAGTGTGGATAAAGACGCGTTTGATCACCAATACAGACTATCCTTCGTAAGCAATATTAAGAAGTTGGTAAAAGAAGAGCGTCTCAATTCAAAACTTTTAGATTTTGATTTAAAAAAACTGTCCGAATGCTTAGTTATCGACAGGGACTATAAATTTAAATACCTAGGACTACAGACCCTTTACGATCGCTACTTTCTGCACTCCAACGAGAGACGCTTAGAATCACCTCAATCATTTTGGATGAGGGTTGCGATGGGTTTGGCTTTAAATGAAAAAGATAAAGAAGAAAAAGCTATAGAATTTTATGATGCACTGTCTACATTTAAACTCTGCTGCTCCACTCCAACATTATTTAACAGCGGCAGTCGGAGAAGCCAACTTAGTTCCTGTTATCTTAATACCTTTGAGGACTCCATTGATGGAATCTTTGAGGGTGCGTGGCAAGAGGCTAGAAAATCAAAATTTGCAGGAGGCTTAGGTTTCGATGTTACTAATTTTCGTTCTGCTGGGTCTCACATTAAGGGCACAAATGGCGTCTCTAGCGGGCTCGTACCTTGGCTTAAGATTTACAACGACCTCCTTGTGGCCGTTAACCAAGGGGGTAAACGGCCCGGTGCTGGATGCGCTTACTTGGAACCTTGGCACCTAGATATTGAAGATTTCCTTGAGCTCAAGAAAAATACCGGTGACGAACGTAGGCGTTGTCATGATTTAAATACAGCCAACTGGATTCCTAATTTATTCTTTGACTACATAGAAAAAAATAAAGAGTGGTATCTGTTTTCACCGGTTGACGCCGGCGAGCTCCATGAACTTTACGGGTCAGACTTTGATAAAAAATACGAGTCTTTTTGCAGAATGGCGGACGAAGGGGCTATAAAAAATTATAAAAAAATAAACGCTAAAGACCTATGGAAGAAGATGTTACGTGCATTATACGAAACAGGTCACCCGTGGATTACTTTTAAAGACAACTCCAATCTTCGGTACTCAAACAGTCACGAAGGAGTGATACACAGCTCCAACCTATGTACTGAGATTTTCCTACACACAAAACCCTCTAAATACAAAGGGGGCATTAAGAGCGAGGTGGGTGAAACAGCCGTGTGCAATCTGAGCTCCGTCAATCTCAAGGAACACCTTAAACCTAACGGGAAACTAGATTTCAAGCAACTAAGCAAAACCATAGCCATACAG